TCGCAACGGCAGCCCGCCATGTAACGAATGCGGGATCCGTGCGGCTTGTTGGCAGCAAGCACTGCGGCAGACTTCAGGCCGCGATCCGTCATGCTGCCGGTTTTCATGATCTGCTCCTGTAGTAGCGGTAAGCCCCCTTTTCACCGACGTGCTGGGCCTCGCCGGTTTTGACCAGGTTGGCGAGCGACGAACTGATGCCGGAGTAGGCGTGCGGAAAGTCTTCGAGTAGCGCAGTCATTTCGCCTTTCAAAATCGCATTGGCTTCGCTGGTCGGCAACAATTCAAGAATTCTGGTGCGCAGCCCGGTAGAGCGACCGGCACCAGAGAACGATGCGCGCGGGCGCCGAACGGCCGGCGTTTCTAGCGCAATCCGACGTGCGCACTCCTCGGCCTGGATGATTTGATGAGCAAGGTTCATTGCGGCCGCTCCGATTTGATCCAGGCGAGATGCCACGAATAATCCAGCGCCAGCCAGTAACGGCAGGCCAGCGCCAGGCGATTGGCCGCGCGCTGCGGCCAGGTCACTGCACGGGATAGGCGCATACTTCCTCCCACTCGATACGGATGCCGAAGCGGATGGCGAACCAGGTGTAAATGGTCAGGCAACCTTCCTGCCGGCGCTGCTGCCAGGCGGCGTCGCTACCCAGCAGCATGTACAGGTAGGGGCTGGCGGCAACGCAGACCTTGACGCGATCGCCGCCGCCGGGAACGTGGTAGCCGCCGAAGGACGTCACGAAAACCCCGTGACGGATCAGCCAGACCACGCAGCGCAGCAGGTTGGTGATCAGGCACACGGCTTCGGTGATGGCCAAGTCGCGGCTGGCGGGTTGTGCGCAGCTCATGGTTCACCCCGCATCCGGCAGCCGCCGGCCGGGTGAAAGGCGCCAGCGCGGCGAGCTTGAGCCAGATAGATCGCGCAGTGGCGATTGATTGCGGCCGAGCTCAACAGGATGGAGCGCGGCTCGCTCGGGTTCAAGCGCAGCCGGGCATAAACAGCACCCTTGCGGCGCAGGGCCATTTTGGTTTTCAGGCGCATCATCTCAGCACCCTCCAATGACTTGAGCGTCAACCTTCGGCCAGCCGTTCATGGCCGCCGCGTTCATCGCCCGGGTAAGCAGGTTGTTGACCACCTGCGGATAGCACAGGCTGATGGCGTCAGAGGGCTTGCCGCCACGCGGCATGCGAATCAGGCGGGCGCGGATCGCGTCGAAGGCGTCGGCGGCCAGCACATCATCCGACGTCATATCCATGCGCTTGAATTTGTGAATCAGGTAGGCCTCGAGGTCGTTGTCCAGCGGCTCGAGCTCGACCAGCTCACAGCGCTGTACTACCTCGCGGACCTCCGCCTTCTGTTCGGAGAGGCGTGCGCGTAGTTCGGTCTGACCGACCAGGCAGACACCCATGAGACGGGCCAATCCCTGTTTGATTTCGCGAAAGCGCTTGAGATGCTTGAGCGTGGCGATTGGCAAACAGTGTGCCTCTTCAATCACCAGAAGGACGCTGTATCCGGCAGTTCGGCTGGACTTTAGCAGCGCGTGAACCTGACGATCTCGGGCCTCGGGCGAACGCTTCGGCGAAGCGGATGGATCCAAGGTGCGGATGATGGCCTCAGCGATCTGGCCGCTCTTGAGCGTGCGGCCCTTTTCATCGTTCTCTTCCATCGCCAGCACGGATGGCCGAACGATAATGATCTGATGCCCCTCGTCAGTGATGCGTTCTTCCAGCTCATCGACCAGTGTCGACTTGCCGGCGCCGCTCTCACCGACCAGGCCGATGAAGCCCTGGTTCTGCGCAGCATCGAGCAGCACGGCCCGCACATAGCGCATGTTCTTGTTGGAAAACACATCGGCACGGGTGCGCACATCATCAACGAACGGGCTGCGGACGAGGCCGAAGTGCTGCAGCGCCTGCTGGGTCAAAGTTTCGTAACGTAGTAACATCGTTTCCTCCTGGGTTGCTGTAGTGGTTGCTTCGGGAACGGCCTCGGCGTGTGTCACCACGTCCGGGGCCTTTTCTTGCACGGGAAAAATGATTTCAAGGGCATCCTGGGAAACGCCCTGGCTGAGCAGGTAATCCGCCACCCGCTTGGGTGCGCCGGCATCGCGGCGCGGCCATTCACCATGGGCGACGATGCGCGAGACAGCAGACTTGGATAGCGCCACAGCCTTGCCCAGGGCGCCCTGACTGATATGGTTAGCGGTCAAAATGGTTTGCAGCATGCTTCCCCCTTATTCGCCCACGACCCGCAGGCCGGCGCGCACAGTCAAACGATTCTGCAGGTCGGCCAGCTCGCCCTCGGGCACGCCTCCCGGATACCAGGCGGCGACCTGGCGATTCTTCTCGACATCCATGGCCACACCCATACGGCGCAGCTCGCCGGCGGCTTCGAACAAGGAAAGGATGCGATCGGGCGCGGCCGTGGTGCGGGTGGCGACGTCCAGGGCGGTACCGCGGCGCGGCATGAAGGTGGGCAGTTTGGTGTCTGTCATCGGCTTGTGCGGATCGATGCGCCCACCGAACGGAAGCGCCTTAGCCTTACGCGCCGCCTCGGCCTCGGCCAGAGTGGCTACGCCCATAGTGGCCAGCTCAACCTCGGTACGATTACGGTCGGCCTCGGTTTCAACCGGTTTGCTGTAGTCCTGGCCAATGATGTTGGCCGTAGTCGCGAAATTTCCAGCCCCGGTTCGTTCGACCACTGGCGCTGCATAGAGCACCTCATGGCCATCTGCGTCGGCATCGACGATGAAAACCGTGTCGAGCTGATACGGGTTGTAGGTGACCATCAGCTTCTCGCCGACCATGACACGCGGCACGGCGCTGACATCCCACTCCCGGCCGGCGAACTGCACCCGCAGGAAATCATTGACCCCGCGTGATTCCGGCTCGTGCGTCAGCAATGTGCGGCAGATTTCCAGCGGTGGCGCCAGACGCAGTTGCTGTTCGGTAATGGTCAGCCAGCAATCGGTACGCGTTAGGTTGTATCGGCTATGAGTCTTGGTGGCGTTGTACCAACGCGCCCATTGAGTGGCGAATTCGTTCAGCTCATCAAGGCCGCTCACCGGGCGGAAGCGCAAGGAGGATTCAAAACTGCACTCGATGATGTTTCGGGCGTTCTCGACCTGACCCGTGGCTCGGGCATTTCCGGCCTTGTGCGGCTCGGGGTCGATGCTCATGCGCCGGCAAAAGTTCTTGATCGGACCGCTGGTATTGGCGCTTCCCGGATCCATCATCAGCACGAACGGCACGCCATGAAATGGGTCGCCATCGCGCGGCAATATCGCCTTGATCAGGCTATCGGCCAGATTGACGCCGGATTCGGCACCCAGCACGTAATTGAGGGCAATCGATCCGCTGTAATGGTCGGTGATTTCATAGGACCAGACGCGATCGCTCTCGATGCGTTTGATGTTGGCTGGCTTGTTCTTGTAAAACTTCTTGTAGTCCATCACCTGCAAGCCAGACTCAACTGGCTTATCGGTTTTAAGGTAATAGAGCACGCATAGGCTGGCGTCGATCTGCCAGACGTGATTTGGGTGCAGGCTGGCCAACTCGACGGCTGGCGCCGGGCGCAACAACTGATCAGGATGCAGGCGATGAGTGCGCAGCGCCCGAATGATGGTACTGGTCGACAATTCGAAAATCTCACCAGTGCTAGTGTCGACTCGATCGCAGCGGATTTCTCCGTTGCTGCGCATCACATCAACGGCCTGCTCGACCGACAACAAGCGCTTGGTGGCGGACTTACGCAGCGATTCCATCAGGGCGCCACTGATGATCAACGCTTCCTCACGCGTGACGGCAGTCTGTCCGGCATCGCTGCGGCGTTTTCTGGGGGAGGTCACGGTGATTTCCTTTAATTTGCGCATCAAAGTGGCTCGGCTTATCGCCAGTTGGCGGCAAGCAGCGGCATAGACCGCCTCCTTTCCGCCATGGCCGGCCTGCTCGGCATCCCTGGCGACCATTACCAGGGCTTGCACCAGGGATGCGCTGCGGGCCATGGATCAGCCCTCAGCGCCGAAATTGGCGCGGACGAAATCCGGGATCATGGAAGGCGTCACATCGGGAATGTTGAGGCGGTCACGCAGCGCATTCAGGTCTGCCTGCAGTTGGCCGACCATGCCAGCCATGAAGACAGTGATCGATTCGCCGCCGTGCTCAATGTAGTGGCTAGCCAGTGCTTCAAGGCTGCCGGTGAACTTTCCGATGACTGCGCCGCGTGTATCGTTCAGCCACTTGGTCGCCTCAGTTTGCAGTTCGGCCAGCACCTGGTCGGGCGGCGCGCTTTTGACGCGGGAGAGCTTTTCTTCCAGGGTGTTGATCTGTGTCGAGCGGGTTTTGAGGACATCCTCCTTGGCCGTGACTTCGTTGCGCAGCTCGCGGACTTTGGCGCGCAGCTCCTTGACTGACATGTTCACGACGTCGTCAAGCTTCAGCTCGCCGGTTTCTCCGGTGAGAGCAAGCTCTTCGAGCTGCTCATCATCCAGGACGATCATTTCGAGCAACTTGCTCTGGTTGTCGATCGCCTTGAGCAAATGTTGCGACGTCGCAACATTTGAAAACTTCCTGGCGACTTTCATGTATCGAGATGCCACGGTCGGTTCAAAGCGAAGCACCTCAAGCCGCGCCCGGAACTCACCGTGCTGACATGCTTCTTTCAGGCAGATCAGGCCAAGACCAACCTGCTGCAGCGCCTCAGCCGTGCGGCGCGCATTGATTGCGATGTCGCGCTGGATCATGTCCGGATCAGTGCAATCTCCCGGCAACTGATAGCCGATCTGGGCAGCGACGGCGCGCACCATGGCGTGGTGCTGGCTTTCCTCCAGTGTCATTGCTTTGACGTCATCACGCATGACGGCCATGGCGGTTGAGAACTCGCCCTCAAGAATCACGGGTTCCTGCTCGTTTTTCGGGGCGATTGGTTTGCGACCTGCGGCCATTTTTATTCCTCTCGGTTATTGTTGTTTGAAGCGGTTGATGACGTCGCCAGGAGTCGTTCCGGCCGGCAATGTGAAACGCTGCTTTGCCTGTTCGATGCGCCGCTCGGCGCGGTCGATGGATGTCCAGACCTTGATGGCCTGCTGCGGCAGGCGCGGGGTCAAGCGCCACAGGCCGCTTTCCTCGTCCTTTTCCACCAGGCCGGCAGTCAGCAGGTTGTCAAGGTCGCGTGTCATCACGGCGCGGGAGCAGCCGACCTCGGTGGCCAGCACAGAAGGCGAGTAGCCATAGACGACGTCTGAAAACAGGGCGAGGATGATCTTGACCAGGCGCTGCTGGGCGTCGTTGGTGTAATCGGTGGTACGGCTCATTGCTTATCTCCCAGATCCAGTTCGGGTTGGCTGTTCTTGCGGACGTTTTCCCTGTGCCAGGCCAGCGCTTGCATGGCGTGCAGCAAGGCGGCCATCGTCTGGTCGGCCTCGGCCTGGCCTTCGCCAAAGGCGATCAGCGCACCGATGGCGGCATGCGTGACGCCCTGCAGGCCCTGCACATCACCAGCGCCATGCGGCTTGCCGCGTGGGATGTCGATCAGCAGGCGGCCGCCCTGGCTGGCCAGGTAACGCATCACGGCGCTGCCGCCGGTGGCATGCTCCCAGCTAGCCAGTGCGCTGACCGGCATGCGCAACTCGTCGATCCAGTCATACAGGGTGCTCGGCCGCATGTTGTTCATCAGCTCGGCAATGCGCTCCATGCCACGCCGATGCTTGTCGATGGCGGTGCGCTTGTCCTGCTCAAAAGCCCCTCGGAGGCTTGTTGCGGGGCGCTCCGAAAAACGCTTGGACATTCGGTATTCCCTCCCTGGGCGTGTTCTAAAAATGTTCTTGGTTTGCTACTATGCAAATGCGTTGCCGCTGGCTAAATTGGAGCCATCGCAACGAAGGAGAAACACATGGAAAACCTTGCTAGGCCGAGCGGCTACGATGACGCGCTGTATCGGACGCTGGCGCTATTGGTCAGGCAGTTGCACGCCAGGAATCTCATTGATGCGCCGGACCTGATTCTGGAGATGCGCCTGCTGACGGATCGCCTGGTCGAGGATGGGGAGGATGGCCAGGACTGTATTGATGGGATTCTGGGCATTGCTCAGAGCTTTGAGCGTGAGCTGCAGGGGTGGAATGAGGCGCGTGTTGTGCGCGGTCTGTATAAGGATCAACCCGACCGCTGAATGGCAATGCACGCGGGTGGATTTTGGCTACAGGACATAGCGGCGCCAGGCGAAAACCAGAGCACCGTGGCGTGGATATTTCGGGGCAGCTCGCAGGGCATACGGGATGGGTTTCTCCGGCTGCACGTTGGGTCTGCAGACAAGCATGCAAGAGCACTGCCGCTTGATCGTCCGGAAGGAAACTGAGGTTGGATAAAACGTGTTGGTCGAGATCAGCCAGCGACCAGAGGATCGACAGATCGAAGCTGATCAGGCCCTGGCGAATCAGGGGCAACAGCAGCATGAGCAGCTCGGGCGTGTTGCGCAGCGCGGCGACCTGGGGGAATGGGTACGGGCGGGCCGGACGGGGGGAATTCATCTCAAGCTCCTTGGCAAAAGCAGCGATTGGCATCAGCGCCGGACTCTTTCCAGATGTCGAGGGCAGCGAACTGGAAGTCGAGGCTCAGATCGTTCCAGCCGGCGGTTTGCTGGAACAGGGTTTGTAGGAAGGGGTAGCGGTTGGGTTGCGGTTTGGCAAAGGCGTGCTTTGCGGTGCAACGGTACGTGGTGCCGCTGGAGCCGACGTGCATCACACTCGACCTCGACCTGGTTGTGGTAGCGGGCATGGTGTTCTCAGGCCGCAAGGCGTTCTGCATCGGTTGACTTGATGCCGGCCGCGACGGCGATGTCGTGGGCGCGACCGAAGTTGCCCTTGTCGACACCGTTGAGGACGCGGTAGACAGAAGCGGGCGGAAAGCCGTTTTCCTTGGCCCACTGGTTGATGGTTTTACCCTGGCTGCGAAGCCAGGCTTTGAAGCGAGGGACGGTCATGGTTGGCCTCCTGGGATTTGACGGGGCAGCGGCGCTGTTACTTTGCAGGTGAATACGCCGCTGTTTGTGAGTTAATTATTGTGCTGTTATCAGCACATGTCAACAAATTTAATTGGGTTGTAATGAGCACAGTCGGCAGTCGCCTGAAAGACGAGCGGAAGCGCCTGGGATTCAGTCAGGAAGAATTCGCTGCTACAGCGGGAATCACACGCCGCCCGTATACCGAGTGGGAGTCTGGAAATACGTCACCAACAGCGTTCCAACTGGCCGCACTTGCGGAGGTTGGAGCTGACGTTCTATTCATCATCACAGGGGAACGCGAAGGGCCCCCTCCACTGGCGTTAACCGGTGATGAGCAAGAACTTCTCGCCCTGTTTCGGGCAGCTTCGCTATCGGTAAAAGCTGCGGCTATTGGTGCCCTTCAGGGCGGTAGCGCTTCATCACAAAAGGCTCCGCGCTACACAGTCCAACAGACCATTCAGGGCAACGTTCGGCAACAAGCCTCCGGTGACATCGTCAACAAGGGCAAAAAGTGAATCAACGCTTTGAAGGCTCAGTCGACCAGGTCGCCGCTGGCGATATTCACAACCATGTCACCCCCTTCGGGCGCCTGCTGACGAAAGCGGAGCGTGTCGAGTTGAATGACCTGGTCAAGATTCTTGACGAGGAGTACGGGTATCCAGGCTGGGGAACCTGGCAGTATTTGCACAAGACAATCGGGTTTGAGGGCATCGATGCGATGTGTATTGGGCATCGTGATGCGGCTATCGAGCTGCTCCACCTGCAGATTCGATGCGAGCATCTGCAGAGGTCGCTTCCCGAGGTTCCAGAACAAGGCTTTGAGCTGGCCCAAAAGGGCAACGAGTTGGCGGAATTGACCGAGAAGCTCAAGAAAACCAAGCTGGATCTGTCGCGGCTGATCAAACGTTACACGGCAGAGAAGAAGCGGGCAGATGATGCCGAAGTTAGCCTTTCGAACATCACGGCGGAGCTCAAAAACAACCGCCTGATGCTATCCCGGGCACATGATCAGATCAGCCAGCTAAAGGCTGATGTAATGCGTTTTCGCAAACGATCAAACCGGCTTGGAGCTACGGTTGGCCTGGTCGTGATCGTCATAGCAGCGGGCTTGACCGCAATTGCAATTCTGGACAAAAGTCCGTTGTGGTCGGATGCTGATGAGGTAAAGGCTGTTTCTGAAATGCATGTGAGCGGGAAGAAGGGGGCAAGGCGATGAGTGTTGAAAGACAGGGGGAAATAAAAGCCGCCGGAGCAAGAGGTATCAGGCGTTTTCTCAAATTCGTAGGATGGGTTTTCGCCGTTTGTGCTGCCCTAGTCATCTTCGGGATTATCAGTCGCTACTTCGAAGAGCGCTCCTTTAAAAAGTCTCAAACGGAAGAGTTTTTCAGGCGTCAACACATGACATCGGAGCAGCGAATTGCAGAAGATCAAGCAAGAGAAAAAGCTGCGTCAGAGAAGATCATTTCGGAAAAAGTTGCGGCAATACGAAAAGCTGGAGAACTGGTTTGCAAAGCTGCCTGGCTCGATCAACTAAAAGACCCTTATTCGGCAAAAATAGAGGGATTTGATAGCAGCGTAGACAGAGAAAGTTTCATTTTTTATGCCGACATTACCGGTCGGGCGAAAAACAGTTTTGGTGCCTATATTCCGGGAAATTGGGTCTGCTCAGCCTACATGCAAGAAAATGGAAAGATGAAGGTATCTCATATAAGCGCGACTCCGTAGTCATTAGAAATTACTCAGAACAAAGGCCCCTTCACGGGGCCTTTGTCGTTGGTGCATTCAATCCTGCTCAGCTCGCCTCATCAATTTTTGGAATTTCGCTGATATTCAGGGATTGGCCTTGATACACGTAGAACGAGGCTTCCTCCCCTTCAGTCAGGCGGCGCGAGGTGAGGACTTCACCCTCTTCTTGCGTCACTGTATCCACTTGGACATCCTGGTGATTGGGCTTGGGGCTTTTGACGATAACTTGAGTAGTCATGAGACTCCTTGGTCGGTTGATTTAGGGTTTCGGGTTTGAGTTACGAGCCCCCATTTTTCCTGCTTTTCTCCTGAAGCAATAACTAAAACCTTTTACTTAGCGCCCCTTACGCGCGCGCGGCAATCTGCCGGCAAGCCTTTATTTTCAACGCTTGTCGGA